AGTGGTGTGTTGTTCTCGTACATCCCGATGGCGATGCAGATGTCACCCGTCTGCGGAATGTGTGGGGACGAGTTGCTGGAGCTGATCGACCACGTTTGCGACGAGGACGCGTTGGTTACCGCCTGGATGTCCCGGACGGACACACTAGAAGGCATGCCAATCAGCTCGATGATCCAGAGATTCTGTTCACCGTTCTGACCCCCAACACCATCCAAAACGTATGTCGGCATCACCTTGCGAGATGTGGGCAGAACGTTTGGGATTGTCGCGGCTTGTACCCAAAATCCCACGCCTGCGTCCGTGGTGTGAGTCGAGCCTTGCAGTGTGAACGTATCCCCGGAGATTGTCGGCACCGGGGGTGTTCGTGTCGTGTCCCAGATGGACTGAAGAGCCACCAAGGTCGAACCCTGCGTAGGAGTGAACGGGTCACTCCCAGTTTGCAGGGTTGCCTGATTGCCGTTCTGCCAAGGCTTGATCCAGAATTGTTGTACCTTCACTGTAGCCATGGCTCAGTCCTTACAGGTTGCTGTGGCACTCGTGAGCCATCAGCTCGAACGCCGTTGTCGTGACAGTCGTGTTGGCCGTGCCATTCGACATGGCGAGTTCCTGGCCCATGAACGCGGTATTCGAAGGCAGGCCCGTGGATGTCGTCGTGTCTGCCAGCACCGTACCGTTGGTCAGGTCGGTCAGCTTGTAGCCGATGCTCGTGCCGTTCGGATCACAGTTCATTTCGAAGTCGAACATCTGACCAGCCGCCAGAGCAGTGTTCAGCGTGATCGGTGTCAGAGTTGCCACACCCCCGTTCACCACCACAAAGCTCAACACCGTTGCCGCATCGGTCGTGGCGTGCCACAGACCGCAGCCGTTGCCCGTCAACACGTCCGCGATGACGTAGCCCGAGTTCGAGTCGTTCAGACCTACGAACATACGCACAGTGGCTGCGGGCCACAGGCCGACTGCAAAACGTGCGTGGAAGTTGAAACCACCACGACGGCTGCCGCTGCTGCCACCCATCCAGTAGCGCTTCTCTGCTGTCGGTGTACGCAGGCCCAGCACTTGGTTGGTCGTCGTGACGACGTTGGCCCAACGCGTGCGCTTCTGTTGGTTGTACTCGGTCGGCGAAGAGTTCGATGGGGTGGGGTGGGTCACCGTGCCACCGGAAGTCCAGCCGACTCCCAGGTTCAGACCCACGGTGGAGCCTGTGTTCGGGAAGTAAGCAGACCAGCCCGACGAGGACATGCGCTCCTGGAAGCGGCGAGACACGCCGTCGGGTGCAACCCACGTCGGAGTCATGCGGTTTGCCACGAGGCCACCGAAGTAGCGCAGCGTGGCAGCGTCGGTTGCGACTGCCAAATCAGGCGAAGATGTGGCAACGATGTAGCCGTAGTTGACGCCTGTAGCCTTCATCGTGCCATCCGAGCCGTAATACGTCCAGTAGCCCGATGCATCGAAGACCACACGCTCGCCGAAGCCAAGCGTGCCCTTCCACTGACGGACGCTGTTCGTACCGTCGTACTGTTGTACTTCCACGACGTTGTTGACACTCGTGCTGTCGTTCGAGACGACGAGGCCAGTCACGTTGCGAGTGGTGCCCGATGCCGGAGCGGACACGATGGTTGTCGTCGTGGCCGTCGTGATCTGCGTGACAGCGGCGCCGGAGAAGCCTGTAGGTGCAGGCGACGACTGGCTGACATCGACGTAGGAGTACGACACGTCGATGGCACCCGCCGAGCCCGTGATGACACGGATGACGGAGGATGTTGTGGAGAGATTGAGCATGTCGTGTTCCTACGCGATTAGGTGTTCGCAGCGTTCAGGGTGAACGTGTTGGCGGTGACCGTCTGGCCGGTGGCGATGCTGGTGTTGTCCAGGATCATGTCCGTGCCCGAGGTGCCGGCTGTGCCTTGGATGTGGCATGTCGTGCCGGCGCTGTCGTACACGCGGAAGTGGGCAGCCGTGCCGGTGGCAGCAGCCGTGCCGCTCCACGTGCCGAGCTTCGTCTTCGAGGCCGAGGACGCAGCATTCATCCAATCGGACGGCAGCGTCATTTCGACCAGCAGCGTGCCGGTTTCGCTGGCAGCGCAGTTGGCGGGCACGGTGCCCGTGTACAGGCGCAGCTTCACGGCGGTGCCGGCAGTGGTTTCGATGGAGTCGAGGCGGGCGTTGTTGACAGCCACGCTGTATTGGAGAGACATATGTGTTCCTTCGCGTCAACGACGCAGGTAGAAGATGTAGAGCAGCGGGTCGGTGCCGGAAGGATTCATCTCCTTCATGGTCACGATGCTGTAGCTGACGCCGTTCACAACGATCTTGTCGTTCACGGTGTCGATGGGCAGTATGTCGGCTTGACCCTGCTTCGTCGGTGGGAGCACATACGTCTCCTTGTCACCTGCTTGAAGCTCGGTGCCCGGCTTCGTGCCGTAGCCGTTCTGCGGGTTGTTCAGGTCGAACATAGCCACGGTGAGTGGGATGTTGACGGTGGTTGTTGCAGCGGTTCCTGTGGCCGGGTCGTAGTCGCCCAGCGTCGTCTTCACGTAGGTGGCGGGGCCACCAAACTCGCTCACGAGTTCGAGAGCCGCCTTATCGAAGTCAGGTTGGCTCATGCGTGATGATCGTCGGGAATGTCTGGCCGTCGATCACAGCCCACGGAGGCAGCACGACAGAGCCAGGGACGTAACCGGCGGCCCAATCCGTCTGGATTTCGACCAGAGGGTTGGTTTCCACGACAGCAGGCGCATACGGAATCGGACACGTGTCTGTCAGATTCGGGTTGAGCACCGTCTTTTCGAGGAAGGTCACGTAGTTGTTGAAAGTCTCCGAGCCCCACACTTCGAGCAGACCCACCTTCTTGTGGGACTTCGATGTCAGGGTCGCGAGGATGTACTGAGCGCATCGCGAGGACGCTTGGTTCACAGAACCACCATAGTCGTCCAGCGTGGCCTGGATCACTGCGTCGGGCAGGATCACGAGGTCGTGCCAGTCGCCGATGCGGAGGCGAACCTTGCCGAGCGCCGAGGTCGGATCGAGAACTGCCATGCAGCCTCCAAAGAAAAAGGCCCCCTCCCGTTTGAGAGGGAAGGGGCCTTGGTCAGATCACTCGATTAGTTCGAAGAGCTGAAGTTGACGATGAGCTGCGGACGCACGACGGCGTTGACGAAGTTCGATTCGCTTTCGATTTCGATCTTCGTGCCCTTCACGTCTTGCGTCTCGAACACGTAGACCTGCTCGCCCGCCGTGTTGACCAGACCGAAGCGGTTGGCCGGCGAGAAGTAGGTACGGAACGCGTCCGTGCCGAGCGGCAGCATGTAGGCGTTGCCGGCCGGGATCAGGCGTTGGCCGTTGATCGCGTCACGCATTTCGATCAGCGTCGTGCCAGCCCATTCGAACTGACGGTGACGTGTGCTCGAACCACCCAGGCGCGCTTGGCCCAGAGGCGTCTGCGTTTGTTGGTAGTATTGGTACGCGGTCTTGACCGAGGCGTGCGAGATGAACTTCGCGAAGAACTCCGGCGAGCACAGCACGACGGTGCCCGTCATCGAAGCACCCAGGAGGTGGTCTTGGATGTACGAGATGCCGGCTTCGATGTTCGCCACTTGGTCAGTGGTCGATGTGCCGAAGGTGAAGTCCACCGATTGACGGGTCACGCCGAATTCAGCGTTCCAGTCTTGCGTGACGGTGCCGTTCGGGGCGTACACCGTGCCAGCCGTGATAAGCTGGGCGCGAGCGATTTCCAGGCCGTTGGCATGGGCTTGACGCAGGCGCATCAGCTTGCGGGCACGCACCTTGTCGAGCGTGTCGGCAGTGCCGTCAGCCGTTGCGTAGGCGCTTTGGCCTTGCAGGTCTTGCGGGCTGATGTAGTCGTCCAGCGGGAAGTGCGGCACCGCGAAGGTGTGCAGCTTGCGGGCTTCCGAACCGTTCTGGTTGGAACGTTCGCCACGCACGCGGTCGAGGATGATGCCAGTCGTCCAGTCGATTTCCTCGAAGACCACGACGTGTTGCGTGACCGGGATTTCTTCGAACAGACCGAGTTGGCCGATGGTGCCCCAGGTGTTGGGGATGACGTTGACTTCCTGGGTGTAGTCCTGGACTTCAAAGCCATTGGCAAAGGAACGGATGAGCATTGGTGCTTCCTAGTTGTTGGTTGCGAGGACTACGGCGCTTAGACCGTGGCTTCCACGAAGATCGGGTCGTTGAGCGCCTTGAACGCAGCCGTGACCGCGCTGATGGTGATGCCCGTGCCCAGGATCAGGTTGGACGCCGACAGGATCGCCTTGCCGCGCGTGAGAGCGACGATGGTCGTGTCGGTGTTGGCAGCGACGGTGAGGTCGTGCGAGAGGCCCAGGCCGTCCGCGATGTAGACCGCGACCGGGTTCTGCGAGCCGTCAGCCGAAGCGGACAGAGCGAGGCGGTACTTGCCGGTGGCAGTGACCTTGCCCAGCACCGTGCCGACCTTCAGGGTCTGAGCGGTGTCGTTGAACGTTACGGCGTCACGGCACAGGCCCAGCGAGGGTTCCTGTTCGTACTTGACGACGTGGCTGAAGCGCGGCGAAGAGGTGAGGATGACAGACATGTGTGTTTCCTGTGAGAAAGGCGATTACTCGCCTTGGTTCAGTTCTTGACGGAGGATCGCCATCACGCCGGAATTGGCTTCTGTGACCTTCGTCTTGTCGATTTCGCCGGTGGCGCCGGCTTCAGTGAACATCTTCGACTTGCCTTCCGTTTCGGAGGCAGTGCCGAGAGCGCCGACGATGGATTCGAAGTCCGCGTCAGACAGAGATTGCGTGGAGGCCATCAGGGCGTCGGCGCGGGCAGTGCCCACAGCGGCGACGATCTTGGCCTTGCGTTCATCCAGACGCCTCTGCGCAGCTTCCGCAGCGAGACGGGTCTTCTCTG